TAGGTACGCACCCCAAGCAGTGTTGATCAGCGGATGCCCTTCACCTCGGATTAGTCCTGCACTCCAGTTGAGTTGACGCCATTGAGGGTTGGCTGCCTGCACTTCTTTACGAGTTTCATCAAACACCCAACAATCATTCCATTCAGCCATGGTCATAAGACGTCCGGAATCATAGGCCAACTGAAACTCCTGCAGCCATGCCCGAGTCACAGGATCCTGAAGATTCATGCCATACAAGCCGCATTCAGTAAATTTCTTTTCTCTACCCAAAAATGCCAGACCAGTATCTACAGGCATTTGACTATCAATAAATTCTGTGGTAATAGGTGTGTGACATACCATGTCAGCATCCATCCAGAACAACACATCGGCCGCACAGTTGGCAGCACAATGACTAACAGAATATGCTTTGTGACTGAACCGAATGGCGTCCCAGCGAAACCCAATGCCGGGTGCTTTGCCTTTGCGATCCACCGGCCCTGTGGCAACTTGCCCACGTGCTCTAGGATCCGATCCCCAGCGTTGTTTGAATGCCACAATTTCTGGACTTGCTGCATGTAGATCTCTCACATGTAGATTGGGTGCTGATTGTGTGATCACACAATCTTCTGTGTAAACATATAGGTCAACTTCTTGAGGCCAATTTTGTAAAAATGTATCGATCATGCGGCTGGCATATTTTTCATAGCCAACAGCATGGAATGTTGTTAGTACTGCGTATTTCATGTGGTTTGATAAATCTCGTTTTGTTTGTTGTTCCAGTACTGATGATCGGCAATTTGTTGTTTGATGACAGCAGTATCTATCTCATCAAGTGTTTGTTTTCTGGGAACAGTTAGGTCTATACTGACTCGGTCGGGGTGGAACCAAAATGCATTCACTGCTCTTGTGTCAAATGTAAAAAACTCATAGCTATACTGTGACCACAGGTCTTTGTACTTTGACAATGAACATCCATAATGAAATTTTCTATTGTATGTGACTTTTTTTACTGAGTTTTCAACATAAGGAAAACTAGCCCAGTCGTTGCCAAAGTGCTTGTTGATTTCACAACACACTGTGGCAGGGCGGAATCCTGAGTGTAATAGAGTTGATGCCACTTCATAATCAAAGCTGTCAATGTCTAGACTAAAAAAGTCTGGTTGCCAATATTGTTCGGGTATGTATTGTGCAACATCACCTGGGGAAATCATTTGCTGTATTTTGATCAACTGATCTGGCCATCTTTCAGTCACAGATGGATCCCAGTCCCAACCATCTATGCCAACTCCCGAATAGCCTTGATGCAGCAAGTCTAAGGTCATATTTTGTGTTCCGTTGCCAAACCCAATCTCCACAAAAGTTTGTTTGGGATCAGCTATTCCTGCTAGCATGTACTCAATGATTCCAGTCTCGTCATTCTGACTAAAACCTTGTCGTTCATAGGGTAAATGCTTCATAGTGGTATCCATATTGTGTTGCTCTTGCTTTTGACTGGGGCTGCTTCGTACGGTCCGCACAAGTCGTTTAACCATTGCTTGTGATATTCTTGTTGCCCGTTGTCTTCTATCAGCAACCAGGGTCTATTGCGTTGTATAGTGGCTCGACTCCCTTCCAACACTGCATTTTCAAAGCCTTCAACATCTATCTTGATCCAGTCAACTGATTCAAAATCAAATCGATCCAGAGTGGTCAGTACTCCGGTGTGTTTTTCAAATTCGGGGTTAGCAACAAACTCTTCAACTTGTTTGGTATGCCCGCATTTAAGAGTTTGTAATTCAAAGGTGACTGTTTGATCTTTGTCGCTGAGCCCTAGATTATGCAATTCAACATTGAGATAACTTTCTAGATTTTTTTGCAAGACTTCAAAGTTTTTGAGCACTGGTTCAAAGCATATTACCCGTTCAAACTGTTCAGCACTGGGTCTGGCAAAGATACCAATGTTGGCACCAATGTCAATCATGGTGCGTTTGCGTGGAATATTTTGGAATATATAGTAACGATACCGTTGTTGATAGTGTATATCTACATGCTCAGACAAGCGTTCACTAAAAAATCCATCGGGGGGTTCGGGACTGTGCCAGAGAGAATTTATTTTATACATGGTGTTTGTTCAATAACTATTTAATACCATATCATGAACATCAGTATATTTAATCGCTTTGGCGCCCTCAATTCTGGACCTGTGTTTGCCGCATTCCGAGATGGCTGCAAACGTCATTGTATTCGTGTGTCAGAACACGACTCAAGTGCTGACGTTGCAGTAATCTGGAGCCACTTGTGGTCTGGACGGATGCTGGCAAATCAAGCTGTATGGCAGGAATTTTCTTCGTCAGGCCGGCCTGTGATAATAATGGAAATTGGACAGTTGAACCGCGGGGTAACCTGGAAGATGGGTGTGAATGGTGTAAATGCATCAGGATGGTTTGGCGAAGGGCATGAAAACAACCGTGCAGCCAAGTTGTCTGTGAGACTACAGCCCTGGCACCAGGGCGATCATGTTCTTGTGGCCATGCAGCGAGACGACAGTCAGCAATGGGCAGGGTTACCATCCAGTGAGCAATGGCTGGATCAAACTATTGCCGGTCTAAGAGCACACACTAATAGACCAATCGTCATACGTCCGCATCCAAGACAAAAAATTCGACCCAGACCAGGCACTAGAATACAGCAACCTGTCAAGTTGCATGGCACCTACGATGAGTTTAATTTTAGGACCATGTTGCCCGCTGCCTGGGCAGTGGTCAATGAAAATTCGGGTCCCGGTAGTCAAGCCATTATAGATGGCATACCTGCATTTGTTGGCGCACACAGCATGGCCTTGCCAGTGGCCAACACAGATTTTGCAGATATAGAAAAGCCACGCATGCCCGAACGAGCACAGTGGCTTGAAGATCTGTGTCACACAGAGTGGACCCTGGGTGAAATAGCAGCGGGCGGACCAATTGGAAGATTACTTTCCAGGCTGAAGCCGAACTAGATCAGCGTCAACCATGTCACGAATCATGGTTGCAAAATCTGTACGTGGTTTCCATCCCAGTTCTGTGGCTGCTCGACTGCTGTCGCCCAGCAGGCTATAAAGTTCAGCGGGACGCTTGAATCTAGGATCACTTTTTACCAGGTGAGTCCAGTCAGTTATTCCCACATGTTCAAACGCCACATGACACAACTCACCAATACTGTGTTGTTCTCCAGTGGCAATTACATAATCTCTGGCTTGGGGTTGTTGTAGCATGAGCCACATGGCTTCCACAAAGTCTCCAGCAAATCCCCAATCACGTTTACTGTCAAGATTGCCCAGTGTGACTGAATCTGCTAGGCCCAGTTTGATTCTGGCCACTGCATCGGTAACTTTGCGTGTGACAAATTCACGACCTCTAAGAGGACTTTCGTGATTGAACAAGATGCCAGAGCAGGTGTACAGGCTGTAACTTTCGCGGAAGTTTATGGTCATCCAGTGGCTGTACAACTTGCTCACGCCGTACGGTGATCTTGGACGGAATGGAGTGAGTTCACCTTGAGATCCTGCTTCTGTGGCATTACCAAACATCTCTGAAGTGCTGGCTTGATAGAAGCGTGTGTTGGGGCTGTGGCTGCGGATAGCGTTGAGCAAGTTCAGCACGCCTATGGAGTTTACTTCTGTGGTGAGTTTGTTGAGATCCCACGAAGCACCAACAAAACTCTGTGCAGCCAAGTTATACACTTCTGCAGGTTTGAGAGTTTGCATGAGATGATTCATGTTGTTTTCATCGGTGATGTCACCGGTGATCAACTCAATGTCATTCTCAATGCCCAACCACTTGATGTTGTCTAGATTGGGATTAGAGTATCGCTTGACAAGGCCATAAACATGATAGCCTTTTTCAACTAGTAGTCTAGCGAGATATGGACCGTCTTGGCCGGTCATGCCTGTTACAAATGCTGTGCGTTTCATACTATTATGTATCACGCATCAATGGTCACACTTGAATATCTTCCATGCCAGCTGCTCTGAGTCTAACAATGTGACCCAGCATGAAGTTCTTGCTTTCTAGTGCTTTCATGATACCCAGCCAGCGATTGCGCAGCAGGGCCACTTCATTGATAATGGTTTCAAAGTCAATCACTTCATCTTCGCCGTCCACATACTTTTCAGCATCTCTGCTGCTGAGAGCACGATTGTAACCTTCCA